GGTTGCCCCTGGTGGATGGTCAGTCCTTGGTTCTGATTCTATAAAAAACTCTGGCCCCCTCTGCTTCCAGTTTCCAGAGGCGAACATAACCGCCATAAGAATAAAGATGCATCAAAAGAATTATCTAACAGAGACATCAAAATATGTATATACATATGGTTTATCTGATCTTGACGTGAAGTATGAAAAGTATCTACAGACTGGAAAAATGATTATAAAGTATTCTGCCCCAGCTGGCGAAGTAATAGAAGAAGTGACAAACGTCTCGCCAAAAATATACAACGTAGCAGAAAGTCAATTAGACGAAGCGTTTAGTTATAGAATTATATACGACGATGCTGGCACTTATGGCTTAACTAATCCCGGTGCAAATAACCATGTTTGGATAGAAGTAACCCTTAATCAGCTAGATGACAAGACTGCCCCAGTTCTTTCTGATTTAATCATTGAATATATCTAACTTAAAATTACTATAAGTATACGGATTTCTGACAAGGAGAAAATAAATGGCTACTTTTTATGTAGGACCTAGACCAGTTTTAAAGGGTAGATCATCGTCCGAGATGGTAAACCCATACACTACAATGACTGGAAAGTCTAAGGGTACTGGAACATATTCTTTCTACCCACTTTATAGCACTAGTCACGTTTTAGACGGTGCCCCTGACAATCATTTTGCACCTGGAACAGGTCAGTTCCCAGGTAATAGATTCTTGTCACAGGTGTTTAACGGAACATCACTTTATATCCACCCTCTATCTGGCACCTTCCCAGATGGCACTGGAACATACGATGGCGCAAGATTCCGACCTCTAGAATATAAGGGTCTTGCTGGCGCTCAAGCCTTCTCTTCTGGCTATGGTCACGCTGGAACCAGAGTTAGAGAATATTCTCTTTACAATAATTACATCTTTGACGGCGTAACATCTGCTAATATATTTGCCAACACTGGCCATGGACCAAGAACTGAAGCCGGAGGTGCTCCGGCATCGTTCGGTTTATTCAGACCAAGTGAGTTTCAGGGCGTAACAAGCTCTGTTATATTCACTTCTGGCTATGGTCAAGCTAATACAACTGGAGACTATGGTCGTGAAAAAGTTCAAGAGTGGTACGGAGTCCCTTCGGCTAAAGCTCTCTGATGCTATAAGTTCCCCTTTGATTCTTGAAAAAGAAGAAAGAAAAAGTGGCACAATCGCTTGGGGAGGATTAGTATTAGGAATTATAGCGTATGACATATATGCTATAAAGTCCAAAAAGATTGAGACTTTAACCAGATCTTTTTGGAGATTAACTGAAAAACCATTAACAGGAATAATACCAGTAGGAGCGTGGTTAGGTTTAACTTTTCATCTTCTTATAGAGAAGTTGGTTCGAAAAAAGTATTCTTAACAAAGGAGTTGTATGACTAAATTATATAAAGATATTATCGAAAGAGCAGTTTGGACAGCAGTTCAGGCTTTTGTAGCTGTTTATACAGTTGGTGGTGTTGATGAGCTTAAGTCTGCTGCAACAGCTGCTGTTGCTGCCGGCATAAGCGTAATTAAAGGTTTTGCCGCCACAAAGATTGGTGACGCAGAAAGTGCAGCAACTTTGAAAGGCTGATTTAGCATTACATAACGGCTATGGCGTGATATAATATATCCGTCAGAAAGCCGATAGAGCAACGGCCCCGTCTGAAATCGACGGGGCTGTCTCTTTATACTGGCAAATATATATGTTTAAACCAATTTATGTGAGCTTATTTAGGATTGAGGATGTCTATACAAGAAGTTCAGGAAGCAATTACAAACAAGACACTGCCATTATCTGTTGCAGAAAAATATCTAAGACTATATGTTGCTGACGTTAGTTGGGAGCAGCCAATCAAGACTTTATGGACAAATTCTGTCAACAAACTTCGTAACGAAGATTTGGCTAAGGAGCATGTCAAAAAGGCAATCAGCTGTGCAACGATTTTGCCCTTTGTGGAAAAAACTGCAATACCAGATCCTCCTACCAACCTATTGTTCTGGTGCACTGGATGGGCACAATTTAACAAGCATGATTGGTTTTCTATGTATCTTGATATATTAGAGGAAGACTTAAAAGTTGTACTTCTTAGAAATCAAGCAATTGAAGTTGGCATTATAGACCCCATAGATATTTCTCCGATAACAAGACAGGCTTACAATTGGCTATATCAAAAGGCCGAAGAAAATGAAAACTGCTCAAACATTGATATGAGTGCACTAAAGGTAAAGTTATCAAATCTAGTCAAAGCTTATGGTGGAGCAGTCATTTGCAATATATTTATTAACCATAAGTCAAATGTAGATAAAGTATTCAACTGGAGAAGTGGATACTTTTTTGAAAAACAAATACATAAGGTTTATTCAATAGACCAAATAAAGAAAATAAAATTAGCAGAATTAAATAAAACAAACAGTCAATATATTAAAAAGGTAGGAGTACAAAATGTCTGAGGGTTCATCAATGTTTACTTTTCGTTTAAGTGATGATTTTGTGGAAGCGTATAAGAAATTAAAAGCACCATTTGGCTATACGGACGCTGCGGGTAATTCTGTTGGCGAAATTACGTTTCTAAGAACATATTCAAGAATGAAAGAAGATGGCACAAAAGAAACATGGGTAGATGTATGTGAAAGAGTTATTAATGGGATGTACTCCCTGCAAAAGGAGCATTGCAAGAAGAATAGACTTCCGTGGAATGACATTAAAGCTCAGTCTTCTGCAAAAGAGGCTTTTGATAGATTGTTCAACTTAAAGTGGACACCGCCAGGTAGAGGACTATGGGTTATGGGCACACCTATTGTTATGGTACAAAAGAACTCCGCTGCTTTACAGAACTGCGCTTTTGTGAGTACATCAGAAATGACCAAGTTAAATCCCGCTAAGCCGTTTGGATTTTTGATGGAGGCATCTATGTTGGGCGTTGGCGTGGGATTTGATGATAAGGGCGCAGATAAAGATTTCAACATATATGAACCAACCAAATCAATGGTTATTGACACAATTGAGGACTCTCGTGAAGGGTGGGTTAATTCTGTGGTTTCCTTGATTAACTCTTATTTGAAGCCAGATCAAAACCTTTTGCAGTTTGACTACTCCTTGATTAGACCATCCGGTACTCCAATTAAAACATTTGGTGGCACAGCAGCTGGCCCAGATCCATTGATCAAACTGCATAATCATATTAGAAGAATGTTTGATAAAAGAGCTGGACAAAAGCTAACTAGAGTAGACATAGCTGACATTGGTAATACTATAGGTGTTTGTGTTGTATCTGGTAATGTTCGCAGATCCGCTGAACTTTTAATTGGTCGTTTAGATGATCAAGATTTCCTTAATTTAAAAAATTCTGATAAGTTTCCAGAAAGAAACTCTTACTCCGCCGAATCTCCAGGCTGGGGCTGGATGTCAAATAATTCCGTAGAAACATCTGTTGGTACAGATTTGTCTTCAATTGTTGACGGTATATCTAGAAACGGAGAACCTGGCGTCATATGGATGGACATGTCAAGAAAGTATGGCCGATTGGCTGATCCGCCAAATAATAAAGACCATCGTGTAGCAGGCTATAATCCATGCGCAGAGCAGTCCCTAGAGTCCTACGAGTGTTGTACGCTAGTTGAGACATATCTAAATAGACATGACTCCTTAGAAGACTTTAAGAGAACACTGAAGTTTGCCTATCTGTATGCAAAGACTGTTACCTTGCTCCCAACTCACTGGGAGGAAACAAACGCTATCATGCAAAGAAATCGCAGAATTGGCACATCTGTTTCGGGTGTCGCTAACTTTGCTGACAGATTAGGTTTGCCAGTATTAAGAGAGTGGCTTGACAATGGGTACCAGACCGTTCAGAGATATGACAATATTTATTCAGAATGGCTTGGTATACGTGAATCAATCAAGACCACAACAGTTAAGCCATCTGGCACTGTATCTATTTTAGCTGGCGAATCTCCTGGCGTACACTGGACTCCTGGTGGCAAATACTTTTTGAGAGCAATAAGATTTGCAAATGACGACCCCATGCTTCCACTGTTCCAAATGGCTAATTATAGAGTGGAACCTGCATCTGAGTCTCCAGACACTACTTCTGTTGTATTCTTCCCTATCAAGTCTGATGCACGTAGATCAGAAAAAGATGTAACAATATTTGAAAAAATGTCTTTGGCTGCAACAGCACAAAGATATTGGTCGGATAACTCTGTTTCTGTAACTATATCTTTTGACTCTGAGGAAGAAAAGCATCATGTGGGTACCGTTTTGCATATGTATGACGGTCAGCTCAAAACCGTATCATTCCTGCCTC